GAGTATTATAATAAATTTAAATGATAGTTATAAAGGAGGTGATTTAGTTTTCTTTGATCAAAAAGAAAAAGAAACTATGAAATTAAAATTAGGTAAAGGGTCAATTGTATTTTTTCCAAGTAACTTTATGTACCCTCATAGTATTCAGCCAATAACGAAAGGCACAAGATATAGTATAGTAGCATGGCTCCAGTAAAATATAAAATTATAAAAGACTTTTTTGACAAAAAAGAATTAGATCTTTTTAAAAGATATTGTGACAACAAATTAGATGCACACAAAGATTTTACAATTGATTCACAATCTTTTTCTCCTGCTTGGTACAATGATCCCTTAATGAATTCTATTTTGTATAACAAACTAAATTTAGTTGAAACAAAAACTAATCTAAAATTATTTCCAACTTACGCTTATTGGAGATATTATGTATTTGGTGCAAATTTAAAACAACATACTGACAGACCTGCTTGTGAAATATCTATTACTGCTTGTATAAAAAAATATGATAATTGGCCTTTAATTATTGAAAAAGAAAAACTTGAATTAAATGAAGGCGATGGTTTATTATATTCAGGATGTGAACAAAAGCATGGACGTCCTGGTGTATATAAAGGAAATGGTATGGCCCAAGTTTTTTTACATTATGTAAATCAAAATGGTCCTTTTAAAAACCATGCCTATGATAGGATAAATAATGGAAAATAGAAAAGTAGAAATTAAAAATTTTATAGGTGTTTATGATGGTTATATATTACCACAATATTGTGATGAAGCTATAAATTTTTATGAAGAACAAAATAAGTTTAATAATACATTTGATAGAATGGCTTTTGAAAATCAAAATATAGATAGAAAACAAGACAAACAATATTTTGGTAGTTATAGAGAAATAGACGTTTGGATAGATACTTTTAAACCTTTAATTTTAAATTTTGACATGGCTTTGCAAAATTATTTAAAAATGACAGGTGCTTTATCTGCTTTTGAAGTAGAAAAATTACATTATACTCCAATGAAAATTCAAAAAACTTTACCAGGACAAGGTTATCACTCGTGGCATATAGAAAAAACTCATGGTTTAACATATAATCACAGGGCCCTTGTTTGGAGTATTTATTTAAATGATGTTGAAGAAGGAGGAGAAACCGAATTTCTTCATTTTTCAAAAAGAGTAAAACCAAAAAAAGGAAGAATAGTTATTTGGCCAGCAGACTTTCCATATTTACATAGAGGAAATCCTCCATTATCAGGAGAAAAATATATTTTAACGTCTTGGATGTTAGCTAGAAGTGATTTGTATTAATAAGAGGAATATGAAGTTGGTCTAGCACCTTTTTCAGACTCATCTCTCTCATCATTATCCCATTCAATTTGTAGTTTAGCTAAGTGTACAGCGTCCCATTTGTTTACAAATTGATCTCTAAAGTTACCTAAATTAGCTGCAGTCCATGTAGCATGTGGTGTTGTATCTCTATATTCTACTGAATCATTATAGTCATGATTATCATCTTTATATTGAATAGCCCAAATGTTTGACCATTTAGAATCATTCCAAAAATCATCATCATTTATTTCATAAGAAGTAGGACTATCACCATTTTGTTTAATGATCGTTTTGTCTTCAAATATTACTGTCCAATCTGAGTTTGTTGCCATGTTTTCTCCTATGTCTTAATAATATAAATTACTGTTAAATATGGTTGAAGTACAGAAGGATTAACTTCCGTTCCAGAAAAATTTGCACTCATATTATGTGAGTGACCTGAACCAGAACCTGTATTACCTGTGCTAGTTTGATTAGGGAACAGATTTCCTGGACCTCCAGAGTTACCACCAGGGTTTCTTTGATATCCTTGAGAGTGACTGTGACTAGCAAGTTGCCCTGTTGATAAAGTTGCGTTAGCTGTCGAACCTGCAATATTACCTGCTGGTGTAACAGGAGTTGTATTTGCTCCACCAGTTGATGCTAAAGCTTTTCCAGGTGATTTTCCAACTGCTACGTTATCTTGTAAATCAGGAACATTAAAAGTTGATGAACCATCTCCAGCTCCGTAAGTTGTACCTACGATTGCAAATAGATCTGCGTAAGTTGTTCTTGAAACAGCTGCGCCATCACACTCTAAGAAACCTGATGGTACTGAAGCGGAAGACCATGGCACGATAGTTGCTGTAGGAATTCCTTCGATACCTGTAAGGTTTGCTCCATCAAAATCATATTTAGTTGCTTCGTAATTAGACATATTCTATTTCTCCCTATAGCTCCATCCTGTTGTAGCGTCTCCAGAATAAACTAAACTGAAACCAGCACCTTGTGTATTAACAACTAGGTCTGAAGCTGCGTTAGCTATATTAGAGCCATTTCTTCCAACAGTCAATGCGTTAGTATTAAAATCATAACCTTGGTCCATGAATGAAACTTCATCACCTGTGCTTGGTGATGCGGGTAATGTAATTGTTACAGCTCCACCATTTGTATTTACCAAACATTGTGCACCTGCTTGAACTGTTTCAGATGCTGTAAATACTCTCCAATTTCTTTGTTCAGATAATTTTACAATATTTGTACCATCAGAATATAATACATAATTATTTCCTTCACATAAAAGAATACCTGTACCAGTTGTTGTTTTAAAAGTTAAAGTGTTTCCTGCATGGTCACATGCGTTTTGTACGTTATAAACTTTTTCAATTCCATCTGGAATTGTTACGTTTAAGTTTCCTGCTAGTGTACCTGTTAATTTAATAACATCATTTTTACCATTTGATAAAGCACCGTTAGAAAAAGTTAGTGCTCTACTAGCGTTAGTTACGTTGAAAGTTGTAAAACCACCGATTGCTTGTTCTAAAATTAATAAGTTTGTATTTGTAATTTGTCCCCAAGTTCCTGAGTTTTCACCAGTTGCTTGAACTGTTAATTTTAAATTAGCTGATGTTGAATTTGCCATAATTTAAATTCCTTATTGTCGTTAATTTACTAAAAAATTGAGTTTGTGTCAAACCCATTATGCAGCTCTTGTTGGTACTTCTTGCCAACCTGGTGGATCTATAGGTGCTGAACCTGTATTAACTTCGTTCCAGATCAAAGCATTAGCAGAATTCAATGACATAGTCAACCCAAATCCAGTTAATTGAACTATTGCATCTCCAACAACACTTTCTTCACTTAGAACAGCTGTTATTGGTATTCCAGAAGGACTTGCGATAGTATTTGCATCTCCGACTACAGTTCCTAGATTAGCTGTCATAGCTATTCCAGTGACATCTACTTCACCAGTACCCGTAACTATTGTTCCTGTAGCAACGGCCATGCCAAATCCGATACCTGTAACTGTTGCATCTGGAGAAGGATCTACCGTTCCTTCTTCAGCAGTCATTGCAATACCAGTTAATGTTAATTCAGAAGTTCCTGTCGCTGCTAATGTTCCAACATTTGCAGACATTGAAATACCTGTTACAGGAACAATATCCCATTCACCTGTAGCACCCCATTCAAACTGACCCCAGAAGTATCGTCCCCAACCTTCTAAGTTGTAAGCTTCAACACTTCCTAGAGAAGCAGTTCCACCAATTCCAGTTAGCATTGCATCAGGACCAGCATCAGCTGTTCCTAAATTAGCTGACATGGCTATAGCTGTTGGTGTTATTTCAAATGATATTTCTACTGACTCATCACCTTGTGATGCAGTCATTGCAATTCCAGTAAGAGGCACGTTTGCGTCTGCTGTAATACTTGCGATAGAACCTAGATTAGCTGTTGCAGCTTCTCCAGTTGTTAATAAAGAACCTGTAATTCCCCATGCAAAAGTATTCCATTGTTGTCTGCCCCAACCATCTAAGTTAAACGCATCAACAGTTCCAATATTGGCGTTAAATCCAATACCAGTTGCCATAGCATCGGGTCCAGCGTCAGCTGTACCTAAATTTGTAGTGATTGAAATACCGGTAGGATCACCAGTAGTTGCAATTACGATAGACTCTTCTCCTTGAGAAGCAGTCATTGCAATTCCTGTAGGAATTACATCTGCGTTTGCTTGAATAGTTTCATCACCTAAAGATGCAGACGCACCTATCCCGGTTACAGAAATGTTATTATTAACATCTCCCCATGAGTTACTACTCCACGTGCTTGAACCCCAAGTACTGGCCATAGGA